GATATTACGAGGTCTGTTGTGTTCACGATGATTCATTCATCTGTGAATATTTATTTACCCTAATCCAGCGTTAAATCTCATAAACTCAATAGAATTTTTAATTTGATACGTTCTGTTTTGAATCATCTTTAAAATGCTTTCAATATAAACTAGCATCGTGTCGTAGTAGTCTATCTTTAAACAGATTGTAGAAAGTTTTTCATCTGCATCCAGATATTTTTGCATCGTGTCTTTATCACGAATCTTTTTGGGAAACGGATTATCTACATAAACCTCTGGATCAGATTTTCCAGAGTAATACTCATATCGCTCGTGACGAATATTTCTTTTTTGTTGCTCTGCTTTTTTTCTTAAAAGATAAATGGTATTATATAAATCAAAATATTTTGCATGAAGAACTGGGATATTTAAAGATTCAGTATGTAAATTGTCGGGATCTATTTTTGAATCTTTAGTCCACATTTCTTGAATTTTATCAAGATCAATGCTCATAGAGGAGTGCCGCCAAGCGTAGTTATATCGTAAATAGTATACTTGAAACTTACGTCTGCTGTAAAGTACTGAATGTCTGCATCAGTAGCGTCAAATATAATTGTCGATAACGAATATGGGAACATGTCTTTAAAGTTTACATTAAACTTTGCAACCAAATTGCTGCTCAAAATTTGTAAGGTTCCGTCAGAATATATGTTGTCTCCACCACCTTCTGGATCTAAAATACCGGTTTCTTTACCAGATTTCTCCAAATTTCTAAACTCTTGCATACTTTCGGGATATCCAAGACCGCGAATCCATCTCTGGATTTCCATATAATTTTCTAAATTTTCATCAACTAAAAATCTTAAATTTAAATCTCCAAATTGAATCTTGTCTCCAGGAACATCAATATCTTTTAGCCATGAAGTTTGCACAGCAAGTCCAAGATTTATATCTGGGATGTTTGCTTGATTGCAGAAAAATGCAACTTTAGGACTTCTTTTCAAACTGAATTTAAATCCAGTTGGAGAAAGAAAATTCCTATTCTCAATTTGAATTGACATAATTATGCACTTACAACAGTTGCGCCGGTCCAACCACCATTTTTACCATCGGGGTTTTTAATTAGATTTGTTGCAGCAGTTTTAGTGCTAAAACGTGCTTTTTGTGATGGATCATCTGACCATCTACCATTACCTGTATAATAAACGGTAATGTTTTCGTCAATGCGACTTGGTTTTTGGATACAGTATGACATTACTTTATAATGCTTTTAGTTATTTAGATAAAAAAAGAGGGTCCGAAGACCCTCCAAAATAACCTTGTGAGATTAGATCACATGAGGTTCTTAACAGCAACACGTCTGTAGTAACGGTTCTGATTGACCATCAGACGACCTGCGCCAGCGGTTGTACCTTCAGCGAATGGGTTGGCAACAAGACCATAACGGGTCTTAAAGCCAATCTTGGGCTGGAAGGAGTTCTCACCAACGGCACGAACCATTTGGAGAGGAACATATGGGCAATAGAACAGACCTGCGTCATAAGGTGAAGAACCCTTATAACCAACAACGTAGTACTGGTTGCCACCGGTAGGAGCAGCATTAGCAGAGGTCAGGTTTGCAGAATATGGGTCGATGTATACTCTGTACTTACCTTGCAGAACACCAGCGAAGGTGTTGCCAGTGTCATCAACGTTCAGGTTTGCGTTAAGTGCTGGAGTGTAATCGAGAACACCAGCCATGGTCAGTGCTGAAGCAACGTCAGCAGAGCACAGGATGATGTTGCCCTTTCCTCTACGAGTTCTTTGTGCGATTCTGTTAGCATCGCGCTCGATTTGGAACAGGAGACCCTTGAACTTCTCAACAGACCAACGACCATTTGAGTCAACGTCCAGGTCAAAAATACCAGCAGTAGCGGTATTCTCAACAGCACCTTGCTCAGCAACCTTATAGATGGTTCTGATTACTTCGCGGTTGATTTCAGCAAGAATCTCAGTTGAGAGAATATTTGCTAATTCCGCTTCAGCATTCAGACCGTGGATTGCCTTGAGGTCCTGAGCAAGCTCAAGTGAGTACTCAGCCTTCAGTGCGCGTGACTTTGCAGTAACGGTGACTTTCTCAATCGAGAAAGCCATCTGGTTGAATGCATTGTTGCCGCTGTCCAGTTCTTCAGCAGTCTGAGTGGTCATTCCCTGACCAACATCATATGCAGTTGAAGAAGCAGAAGATACTGGGTTCAGAACAGCAGGGTTGTCACCCGACTGTGAAGTAGTACCCATACCAGCGAGAACATCGGTGAAACCACCGGTTTCATCGAATCCTGAGTCTTGACCAGAGAATGCAGAATCTGCTTCGTTGAAGAATGCTTCTGTACCGTTCTGGTTGGTGTACTTAGAACGCATTGCGAAGATCAGTCCAGTAGGACCGCTCATTGGTTGAACACCTGCGAGGTCATAAGCGACCAGGTTAGGCATTGAACGTCTGATCAGTGAGATCAGAACTGGGTCAAAACCTGCAACAGGTGCTGCAGCTGAACCAGAGAAACCAGCATTGCCAGTTGCGCTTGGGTCAGTGTTGACGGTTGGTTGCTCATACAGCATACCGCCTCTTTCGAAGGAGGTTTGCTCTCTGAGGAATTTTTCTTGGTTTTCCAGCAGGACAGCGGTTACAGCTCTTCTGTGCGAATCTTTGATTGGATCAAGACCCTCATAATTGAGGAGAGGAGCCCACTTTTCCTGCAGATGCTCGGAATGGAACATTTGCGTTTACCTTTGTTGTGTGGATGTTTTGTTTGAATTATATTAAATTCAATTATTTGCTAAATTTTGAAAGAGTATTCAGATAAGCAGACATGGATCCTGAAATATTTTCAGGAGTTACATCTACACCTTCTGACAGAGTTTCAGTCTTAGCAGATTGTGCTGCAGTCTTAATGGAGAAATATGACTCCTTAAGCATTTCCAGCTTTTCACGATATTCTTCCTCACTTTCAAACTCAACACTTTCGGCAAGTGAAGCGAGTTTCTCTTTCTGAGTCTGTGCAAGACCTTCAGAGACTTGATCTAAGATTCCTTCAGCAACCGACTCTGCGAGACGCTTGTTTAGGGAAACGTTTTTCTCAATTTGCTCGTTGAGTTTTGTCTCCATTTCATCAAGTTTTTCTACCATACTCTCAAGAACATCATATTTATCTTCAGGGATTGATACATAATGTGCTTCAAAAAGTTCCTTCATTCCTGAAAGGAATGATTCAGTCATTTCGGTCTTAAGACCGGTTTCAACAGCGAGTGCGTTTTCTTGGAACCACTCATCAGCAACGTACTCCAAATAGGAGTCAACGCGCTGTGCAAGTGCTTCTTTTACTTCCTCTACTTCTTCAGCGAGGGCAGCAGCATATGCTTGCTCAAGTTCTTCTTTAATACCAGCAACCTTTGCATTGATTGCGGTTTCAAAGATTGTTCTTGCTTTCTCTTGGAATTCTTCAGAAAGCTCTTCACCGGCAAGAAGTGCATTGACATCTTCTTCGATATCATACTCAATAACTTCTTCCTCAATCTCTTCTTCTTCACCCTCTTCAAGATCTTCCTCTTCTACTTCTTCTTCCTCAGAGATAATTTCTTCATCTTCAATCTCTTCTTCTTCCTTCATACCCTTCATAGGATCAGCAGCAGACGCTCCTTTATTTACAATGTCCTTAACTTGCTTGAGAGTTCCGCCGGGAGTCTTCAACTTTGCTGAATCATCATCTACTTTATAATTGTCTGGTGTAGGTCCACCCAGATCTTCCCAACTACCAGTTTGACCTGGTGTTGCTCCCGAAAGTGAAGGCATGGGATCTGCTGCTTTTGCGCTAGCATTAACAGCAGTCTTGGATTGCTTAGTGCCTACTTCCATTTCTTGTAAATTGTTACCACGAGACATTTGAACTCTCCGATTTTCCTGTATGAAATCTATATTTATTTATAAATTAAGATATTTAATAAATCAAAGGTTATTTAAGAAGTCATTGAACAGATTTAATTTCTGCTCTTCAAGTTTTCTTTGATCGATTAAAGTATTGATACGTTTTTGTGTTTGCTGTGCTTGCTTTTCGCGTAGAATAGATCCTTCCCAAACCCACTCTTTTCCTTCCATGATTCCTTGAACAAAGGCATCAGGTGCAGATGGATCAGCAACAATATCAGCAGCGGTTGCAAGCATAAAATCTTCACCAACTTCCATGTATCCATCACGATGTCTAGATACTGAACCAATACCACGAGAAGAAACGCCAAGAGTCACTCCTTCTTTGAGAAGTGACTCTGCAATCTTGCCCATAGGAGTAGAAAGAATCTGTGCTTTACCAATAAAATTATTTCCTTCTTGCGTCAAGGAAATAATTTTGTGAGAAACACGATCAAGGTTTACTGTTGGTCCATCTGGATGACCTAACTCTCCAAGAGCACGACCCTTATTGATATAAGAATCG